ATGACCAGTGAGGACGTTGATCCGCTCGCCTACGTGGCGTTTGCGAAACGGATTATCGCGGCTGCAGCGCGTCATGTGGCGCGCGCTGATGAGTTCGAGCTGGCCGAGTTGGCGTCACTCCGGGATGACGTGGAGTCGGCGATCCAGACGGCCGTGGAGGGTCAGCGATCGGTGGGCCGATCGTGGGATTACATCGGGGGCGCGCTCGGCACGAGCCGCCAGGCTGCGCAGAAGAGATACGCCCGGCAATGAGCGCGACGAGGCCAACAACACTTGGGATACCTTCGGGTGTGAAAACCGAGATCCATACACCTGAATGTTGGATCGAACCTCTCGCCGCCTACCTGACGTGGATGCGTGGCATCCGTCGGGCCGAAGGGACGATCTATCAGCACTCCTATCATCTACGCCGGTTCGCGGTCAGCACCGGCTTGGCACCGTGGCCGGTGACAGTTGAGCAGCTGGTGGCATATCAGGCGTCGCTCAATGCGACACATGGGAAATCGGCTCTCCGCACCGTGCGCCAGGTGCTGCGTGGCTTCTACGCCTGGGGCGTCATCGTCGGCCGTTGGACCGACAACCCGGCCGCGCGCATCCCCTCGATCGCCGCCCCGCGTGGCATCGCCCGTCCCGCCCCTGAACACTCCGTGAAGATCGGCCTCAAAGCTCCCGACCCGCGAACCCGGCTGATGATCCTGCTCGCCGTCCGCCTCGGGATGCGTTGCCGTGAGATCGCCCTGGCCCGCCCGTCAGACCTCCAGAGCGACCTGTTGGGCATGTCGATGCTCGTCCGCGGGAAGGGCGACCGTCAGCGACTGGTGCCCGTGACGAGCGAGGTCGTCGGCGAGATCCACGCCTACGCGCAGGAGAACGGCATCGGCGAGAACGACCACCTGTTCGAGGGCAGGATCGACGGGCACCTGTCCGCCGCTCGGGTCAGCGAACTGATCTCCGAAGCGCTCCCCCCGTCGGTCACCGCGCACATGCTGCGGCACCGGTACGGGACGCGCGCGTTTCACCTGGGCGGTAAGGATCTCCGCGCCGTCCAGGAGCTGTTGGGGCACGCCTACAGCACGACGACGGAGATCTACGTCCAGGTGGATGACGACTCGGTGCGCCGGGCAGCGCTCGCCGCTGCTGCGTCCTAGTTTCTCTGCGGACACTGGATGCGGCAGTCACCGTTGCCCTATGCTCACGAGCCATGACAACCGATGAGCAGGAATCCCCCCTTCACTGGCACCGCTCTCGCTCGGGGACGGTCAGGATCGATTCAGATCTGAACTGGGAGGAATTCAAAGATCTCCTCGCGAGAGTGCGGCAGCAAGACGGCGAGACGGCACGCGTTTCGGCGAAGGAAATGGTGTGGGCCGGGCCGTATGAGATCTATCTCGCAGTGCAGCCGCTAATCGATTCAGCAGCAGGTCTCGTCGGTGCGGGGACGGGCGTGACGGCGCTCATCATGGAGCTTGCACGTCGCAAGCCCGACCAGCCGATACATGTTCATGTCGAAAACAACGTGACCATTGTCGTGGATGGAAAGCGCGACCTCACGCCCGACGAGACTGAGGCGATCGAGAAAATGTTCCGAGAACAGTCGACAGACCCGAATGATCCCGACTGGCACCCGACCGGCGCCGGCGAATAGTCTCTCGTCGCGCGGTCGTCTAGCCGCCGCGTCCTAAGCCGTCGGCAGCGCGTCGACCAGCGCCGCCCGATCGCCGCCGTCCGCGATGAACGCGGAGGCCATGGCGGCGATCTGGGCGGGCACGCTCGCGAGGCGTTGACGGCGCTCCAGCTCGTTCAGCACCGCGTCGCGGTGGGCGGTGAGTTCGTCATCGGTGAGTGTTGTCAGGTCCATGCGTTTATCTCCTAGGAATTGGGGATGGTGCCCGACGCGGTGCCGGGCAGCGTTGTCGGCCAAGGGTCGACCGTCGTGAAGCTGAACTGGAGGCCGCTTGTCGCGTTGAAGACGGAGCCGACCGGCACCTGGAGGCTGGCGGTGGATGCGGCAAAGGAGCCGTACACGGGCGGCGACGTATTCGAGGTCGGGCGGCCCATTACGGGAATGTTCTGCTGCGGTCGGAATCCGGGGCCGAGGGACGCCAGAAGGACGTTGATGCTCGTCGCGTTGGTGCCGTCGAGTCCGGTGCCCACTACTTCGACCGTGTACCCGACGCGGCGCACACGGACACTGCCGGTCCAGCCGTTGCCGATCGCGACCTCACGCCAGCCGGTGTCGCCGTAGACGAGCTGCTCACGTTGGCTGGTGGGGTCGACCGCGTACAGGGCGAGTCCGGCGGTCTTGTCGAAGCGGAGCGGCGACACGAAGTCCCACGCGTCCCAGTTCGTCGAGTCGTTCGATGCGCTGCGCATGTAGTAGCCGCGACGGCGCACGGCGGTGCCGCTGAAGGGACGGAACTCCTGCATCGTGTTCTGGTCGCCGTTCACTTTGAAGACCTGGAGGATGCCCGCGTTCGCGACCGGCAGGTTGGTCGAGTTGACTCCCGAGCCCGTGAATCGGTAGACGCCCGGCGTGCGGAAGGTGTTGACGTCCTGCACGGTGTTGACCTGGGCGCCTGCGTACTGTCCCGCGAGGGCGAGGTTCGCAGCGGCTGCGGCCTCGGTCTTTGCCGACTCGGCGCCGGTCTTGGCGGTCTCAGCCTTGGTGCGTTCGGTTTGTGCGATGTCCGCACTTCCGGCTGCGGCGGTGGCAGAGCCGTCTGCTGCGGCCGCGCTTGCAGCGGCTGCGCCGGCCGATCCCGCCGCAGCCGTGGCTCTGGCCGTTGCGGCGGCGGCGGAGGCTGCGGCATCTGTCTTGGAGATCTGCGCCGCGTCGCGGGCGTTCTCTGCGCCCGCGCGTGCGGCTCCGGCTCCTGCCGCCTGAGTGCCAGCGGTCCCCGCGGCAGCATCCGCTGCGCCTGCGCTTTCGAGAGCGTCACCCGCGGCGTCCTGAGCCTCGTCGCGGGCCTGGCGCGCCTGGTTGCGTGCGATGATCGCCCATTCGGTCGGCGTGACGGTCTCGGGCGGCGGGGGGGCTTCCTGGTCGGGGATGAGGGCGAGGTTCACCGTTTCGATGCCGGGCAGCGGTTGGACGATGCGGTGCGACGGGAGATCCTGCCAGCGGCCGTTGACCATGATCGCGGTAGTGACGGTGTACCACCAGTTTGTGATGGTTGCGCCGTCGGCGTCGATCAGGCCGGGGCTGGAGGGGTGCGGCAGCTCGATTTCCCGCCGCCCGCTCTTGACGGTCTCGATGATGCTCTCAGGGAGCAGTCGATCGCCGGTCGCGGCGACGGTGATCTCGTGTGAGGGCTCGATGGTGAACCGTGCCGCCTGGACGGTTCCGGCGTGGTCGCTGGGTGCGGGGAGGATGAGCGTGAACTGCTCGATCTCGGCGGGCAGCATGGTTACTCCGTGGTGGTGTCGGGGTTGGCCTTCGGCTCGCCGTTGTTGTCGACGTAGAACAGGGCCATGAGCAGCGGGAGGACGACGGGCGACGCCTCGACGGGCAGCCAGCGCAGGAAGATCGCGACGCCGACGGCCGCGACGCTGACGCCGTAGGCCCAGCGCCGGAAAGCGGGACGGAGGACGCGGGCCGCGCGGAGTCGGCGGGCTTCGGCGCGGGTGGTGGGTGTGGTGCTCATTTGGTGCCTTTCGGTTGGGTGTCCTCGATCGCGCCGATGCGCGCATCTTGGGTGACGATGTGTCGGAGAATCCAGGCCACGTCACGCTGCACGGCGAGCAGGATCTGGTGGTTCTGGTCGTGCTTGGTGTCGAGGTCGTCGCGGAGGTTGAGGGGAGTCCCGTCGGGGTTCTGGTGGTGGTTGGCGACTTGCTGTTCGATGCGTCGCAGGCGCGACACGATGAGGGGCGCGACGATCGCGGTCACCGTGGCGACGGCGACCGTCGCACCGGACGCGATCAGCGCGATGATGACTTGTTCGCTCATCCCGCTCCCCCGGCAAAGATCGACAGGACGGCGGCGATGGTGCGGCCGAGGTCGATCATCCAGAGCAGCCCTGCCGTGGCCGTGGCCACAGCGACGAGCACCAGGGTCACGGCCACGGCCACACCTCGCCAGCTCATACGAGGTTGGCGATCGCGGACGAGTGAACCCAGACCTTGCCGTTGGCCTGGCTGGTGACGTAGAACGAACCGCCTTCGCTCACGTCGTTGATCCAGTAGCGGCCTTCCAGGAGGTCGCCGCCGCCGCGGGAGCCGCCGCGGGCGTTGACGGTGTGGTCAGCGTCCCAAGCGTTCGTGTAGAAGCACCAGCCGTCCAGGTCGAGCTCGCGGCCGACGAGCGACGTGGGTACGGGGGCGGGAGCCGGTGCGGGGACCGGGTTGCCGGGCCACACGTAGTCACGCAGCCATTCGTAGAAGCTGATCCGCTGACCGGTCGCCTTGATGATGATGTAGGTGTGAACATGCGGGCCGGTGGTCAGCGACCCACTGTCACCGGAGAGCGCGATGGGCGACTTCCAGTCGACGGGACCGGAGCCGGGCTGCACGTCCAGGTGCTGCGCGACGAAGATCTCGTCGGCTCCGTCGAGGCGCAGCGAGTTGCCGCCCTCGCCGGTCCAGAACGGCGCGAGGGTGCCTGCGAACGGCGCGTCGATGACGGTTCGCATCGGCGTCGCGTAGTCGGACGCGGGGCCGACGCCGTAAGCGGCGTGCTCGGCGGTGTCGCCAGTGTGGGGGTACTCGAAGAATCGCATGGGTGTTTGTCCTTTCAGGTGGGGTCGTTCAGTACAGAGGGATGGTGATGAGATCGAGGGACAGCCAGGTGCCGACGGTTGCGGTTCCACCCGAGTTCCCGACGATGGTTCCGCCCGTGTTGACGTCCAGGCGGACAGCGATTCCTGTCGCGCCCGCGGTGACGGTGCGGGTGGGTACGAGGGGGCGGGCATCGACGGGCAGGGTCGCGAGCACGGTGTTGGGGGCAATACCTGCCGATATGGTGGGCAGACCGCGGAGTGAGAGGAAGCCGTCGTTAACCCGATAGGCGGGGGCCGGTGTCGAGGTCTGTGTCACCCCGCTGGCGAGGGCCAGTGCTGTCCAGACGGTGCTCGTGATCCAACCGCCCCGCGCGAACAGGTCGATGCCGCCGGTGTCGGTGCGCCAGACCTTCAGGCCGTTACTAGGGGCGGTGATCGCATCGCGCTGCGTCTTGTTGGCTACGACGATGAGGCCCTGTCGCATGAGCAGATCAGCGTCGTCGGCGGTGAAAACGTCGCCGATGTTGAAGTCTTTGTAGGGCATGTCAAACTCCCATGAGGTCGAGGGTCGTTATCCAGCGAGTCGGCGTGATGGTGTGCTGCACGCCGATGATCAGGTAGTTGAACTGGGTGGAGCGGGTTGCGAGGTAGGGCAGGCCCGTGCGCGTGAGGTAGATGGACTTCCCCACGTCGAGCCGCGGGAGGGCGCTGAGGTCTTCCTGCGCGTTCCAGGTGATCGAGCGGAGCATGTTGTCCCACGAGTAGCCGTAGGCGCTGACGGCGGGGGCCGGGAGGACGCCGAAGCTGTTCTCGACGCATTCGACGATCACGTCACGCCGTCCGAACCAGCGCAGCGGGTCCGTCGCGGGAGTGCGCACATCTTCGGTCTCGGTAGCGATCCACGCGTCCGGATCGTCGGGGTTCGGGGTCGCACCCTTGATCCGGAAGACGACAGCGGTGATCTGCGCGCTCGTGCCGGAGTCAGGTGTCTCGGTGAGGTAGTGCAGCGTGCCGGGCGGGAGCGGCACACCAAACCGGGCAGTCCCGCGATCGGAAAACCAGACCGGGTTGGTGCTGTCGTATCGCAGCGGCGCAAACCGGGTGCGGTTGTTCGCGTCTACGTACCACCAGGCGCCAACGCTGTTAGCCGCGAGGGTGAAGTGGTTTGACAGACTCGACTCGAACACGGTCCGCCCGAGTAGGCCAGCGCTGAACTGCGCAGCGATGGGCGGCTCGACGGCTTCGACGGCGGACTGTGCAAGACGTTCGATGCGGGCGGTGAACGACTCGTATCCGGTCGGTGGCATGGCGCCGTATCGGGTGATCTCGTCATGCGATGCCACGGCGTCGAGGACGGTCACCGTCGTGAAGTACTCGGGCGGGCCGTGGGGCATGGCAACTTGTTGGGATGCAACGTCGCGGATGCGACCGGTGAACAGCGGGTGCCAGACCGGCGCGGCGACGGTGCCAACGTTTACGCACAGCCGCATCGGCATATCGAGGTTGTACGGCGAGTTTCGGGGGTCGGGCAGCGTGTCACGGAGGGTGATCGAGAGCATTCCGGGCTTGTTGCGAATGGTGATGCCCTCACGGACGCCACCACGTCGCGACGTGATGTTCGTGACCTTCGCTGTTACCGATCGCCAGGGAGCGGACCCGGAGGCGCCCAGTTTCGCTCCCCCATCGAGCCAGCTCGAGCCGAGGATGAATGCCGAGGCGGTGTCGGTGATCTGCACATCGACCCGGTTGAGCAGCGCCCGCTCTACGATCGCGGTCATGCGAGTGCTCCAGCCGGTCGGGTGGTGCGCAGACGCTCATAGGAGTCGATTGCATCGAGGACGGCGCGGCCGACCTCTGCGTTCGGTGCGATCGCTTGCAGGGTGATCTCGTAGGTATTGCCTGCCGAGGGGCCGGTGTTGCGGCCGGAGGATCGCAGAGTCGCGTCGATCTCGGGGGTGCTGAGAGTCGCGTCGAACCCCTCCGCAACACGACTAGAGAGGCCAGTCATCGCCTTGTCTACGAGGTTCCCGTTTCGGCTGAGGCCCTGCACGAGGCCTTGCACGGTGTTCTTTCCGAACCCGGCGAACAGGCGTGACGGGGAGTGGATGCCCATGAAACTGAGGAAGTCGTCTACGGCGTTCCGGGCGATCCGCAGCAGCGTGTAACCGACGTCGCCGGAAGCGTCCCAGAGGCCGTCGACCAAACCGCTGATGAGGTTGAGTCCCGCCGAGTACAGCTGCGGGCCGCTTTGGCGGAGCGCGTCAGCCATTTTGGGGCCGAGGTCCAGCAGCGCGGGTATCAGGCGCTGAACGATCGTCGGCAGCGCGGTGATAAGCGCGGTGAACAGGGTGATCCCAGCGTCGATCAGCGCGGGCAGCATCGACACGATGCTCTGCACCATGCTGGGCAGCATCTTGACGATCTCGACCAGCAGGTTCGGCAGGACGAGCGGGATCGAGGTTACGAGGGCGGTGAACAGTTTGACGGCTGCGGTAAGAAGGTTCGGGATGAGCGTCAGGATCGTCATGACGAGCGTCGGCAGGAGACCGATGATCGCGGCGACGAGCTGCGGGAGGATGATCGGCAGCGACTCGATCAGCGTGGTGAACAGGGTGACCGCGGCGTCGAGGATGCCGGGGAGCATGCTGAGGATCGCGGTCACGAGCTGCGGCAGCAGGGCGACGATCGTGGTGATGAGCACCGGCAGGATCTGAAGCACGGCATCGATCAGCGACGTGAACAGGGTGACCGCGCCTTGAAGGATGAGCGGTGCCGACGAGGCGATGAACTCCACGAGCTGCTGGACGAGCGTGGAGATCCCGGCGATGAGCTGCGGGATGATCTGCACGAGCCCATCGAGGATCGCGGGGAACGCCGTGAGAGCGCCGTTCAGGATCGCCTCACGCGCCGACACCAGTCCGTTGAAGAGGACGGATGCGCCGCCGCTTGCGAGCCAGCTCGCGGCCCGCGTGATGCCGCTTACGGCGGCGTCGAGGATGCCAGAGAACAGGTCCCCGATGTTGATCTTCTTGGTGCCGTTGAGGATGCCGAAAACGAGGTCGGCGAAGGCGTTGGAGGCGGCGGTCAGGCGGCCAGTGAAGGCGGCGAACCAGTCGGATTCTTGGAGCCGGTTGATCATTTCGCCGATCGCCGATGTGACGGCGGTGACGGCGGGGAGCAGTGCTGTGCCGAGGGTGGCGTACAGGTTTTCGGTGCCCGCGGAGAGGCGCTGCTGCGCCCCGGCGAGCGTGGTGGACTCGCGGGCGAATGCGCCCTGCGCGTCTGCGGTTTGGGCGTAGAGCAGCGCCAGGGTGGCGGAGAGCTTCGCGTTCTTCTCGGCCTCGCCGCTCAGGCCCGATAGGCCCATTTCCGCCATTTTCGCTTTGACGGCGGCCTCGTTGATCGACACGCCGTAACGCTCGATCGGGTCACGCTCGCCGCGCAGCAATGACGACAGCGCCGACACGGCATCGGAGGTCGACCCGCCGAACTGTGCGGCGAGATCGGAACCGAGTCCGATCAGTTGGTTTGTTTGACCGGCGAGGGCGTCGGTCGACACGCCCATGTTCTTCATTTGGGAGCCGAGGATGGTGGCCAGGTCGGCGTACTCGCTCTTGGCGAGTCCGACGGACGAGGCTGCGCCGGTGGCCCACGCTTCCATCTGCGCGGCGTTGCCCTTGAACACGGATTCCATGCCGCCCATCGCCTGTTCGAGGTTCGATGCACTCTTGACGGCCTTGACGCCGATCGCGGCCGCGACGGCCGCCCCCGCGGCGACAGCGATCCCCGCGAGCTTGCCGAGGGACGCGCCCGCGCCGCCGAGCTTGCTGTCGAGGTCGCGGGTGTCGCCGAGGACGGAGACAATGACCGTGTTCTTTGCCACGGGGCGGGGCCTTTCGGATGGTGGGTGGAGACCCGGCCCCCGCAGGAGCGGACGGGGGCCGGGTGGTCAGCGGCGGGCGCGTTCGCGGCGTCGCAGCTCGTGAACGATCTGATCCCGCTCATGGAGGCTCAGGGCTTCGTAGTCGGCCGTTGACAGGGTGACGATCCCGGCCGCGATGAACGAGGCCCTTACTCGCTCACGCTCCCGTTGGAGGTCTCGTCTTTTCCCTCTTCGGTCTCCGCCACGACGTGCAGCTCTCCCACGTCCTCCGTGGCGTCGCCCTCGTCGAAGCCGAGGAACTCCTGCGCCTCCGTGATGGACACGTTGAGGGCCTGGTTGAACGTGAAGGTCGGTTCGCCGCTGCGGCGCTTGGCGACCATGTAGAGCGCGGCGAGGAACTTGCCCTGCGGGGTCTCCTTGCCGAGCGAGCCGATCGCGGTGCCGCTGAGATCTTCGATCGTCGCGACCTCGCCGAGGGTGAGGGAGTCGATTTCGATTGCCATGGTTTTGTCTCCTTAGGTGAGGTTGTTCTTGCGCAGGATCTGGCCGATGCCTGCCTCTAGCTCGGCGACGAGCTGAGTCTGTGAGCGGCGCAGCGCGTCCACGAGGAACGGCTGCGCTCGGCGGTTTCGGTGGGGGTCGCCGTAGTGGACGACGCCCGCGTGTCCGCCGCGTTTCGTGTAGCCCGCGCGTACGACGGCTTTGGTGCGCCCGCGACCGGCGCGGAGGGTGCCGCCCAGCTCTCCTGTGTTGGAGGGGACGCGGGCGTTCTGGATGACGATGGTGCCGAGGCGGAACATGAGGTCGGGCATGTCCTGGGAGTCATCGCCAGCGGCGCGGAGGCGTGCGTTCAGCTCGCGGATGCCGTCGACACGGACTCCGCGGTTCTGGTACACGCCTCCGGCCATGACGGGTTACGCGCCCTTGTCCATCGTCGGCTCGCCGTCGATCTTGAACTCGAAGTCGAACACGAACGCGCCGGTCGCGGAGCTGTTGGCCTCGCCGCCGATCTTCGGCTTGGGGCCGATGGTGAGCGTCCCGACGAAGTGCGGTTCGTTCGCGGAGGGGACGGCGTTGCCGTGCGGGGCGACGGTGTAGGGCACCCCTTCGTCACCGCTGTTCTCCCAGACGTAGCGCCAGAACGCGGCGTTCTGGGTGGACTGGGTTGCGGAGCCGCGGAGGAAGAACTGTCGCGCGCCGCCGTTCGCGGCGTCCTCGAAGGTCACCACGTCCGCATCGGCCTCGTCGTTCTCGATCGTGTAGGCGGTGATGTCGGACGAGTAGTCAGATCCGGGTGTGCCGATCTTCAGCAGCGGCTTCCGGTTGCCCCGGATACGGGTCGATCCCATGAGGGTCTGTCCTTTCAAAAGGTCGCTTCGGTGGCGACGTCGATGGTGGTGGTCAGGGTCTCTGCGCCGTTGAGATCTTCGAGCTGCGGCTGTCGCACCTGCTCGACGGTCCAGCCGTCCGCCTCCAGCTCTTTGACGGTCTGCTCGATCAGCTCGTCAAGTGCGTCTGTCTCGTGCTCGTTGAGGCTCGGTGTCGTGACGAGCACGAGGCCGAACCGCACAGTGCGGGCTTCGAATGTCTCGGCGGCGGCGATGTAGGGAGATCCGGCGAGCACGAACGCGCAGGGCATGACCGCGCGGGCCGGAACGTGGTCGTAGGTCGTGACGCCGCTGACGGCCTCGACCAGCTCGCCGCGGAGCGTTTTCAGCATGCTCATGCGAACCCCAGCGGCAGGAAGGGCTGCAAGATCGCGCGGGCGGCGTTCATCGGGTCGCGTGCGACGCGCTGCGCCGATCCGTCGGGCGCGGCGAACTGTGAGATCCCGTTGGGCGCTTGGCGGCGGTGGAACAGCTCGGACCCAGCCTCAATGACCGCACGGTCGCGGATCTCGGTGGGCACGTCGTGGTCACCGCAGGCGCGGCCGACCAGGGCGAGAGCTTCGTCCACACACTCGCTCGTGAACTCGCGGTCGGCGACCACGTTGCGCGCGCCGGGCGTCACGTAGCCGATCAGCCGTTCGATGAGCTGTTCGCGTGCGGCCTTGCTCTCGTCCTGGTCAGCCATGCTCAGTTGCCGCCCTGCGGGACTGCGGCGACGACGGGGACGATCGCGGCGGGGATCTCCGTCGCGTTCGCGGCGTAGTAGTACAGGCCGAACTGCTTGGACAGGTTGACGATGTTCTCGTCGGCCAGCTCGGTGACCGGGCCGTTGTACTGACGGATCGCCTCGCCGTTGACGAACGCGGCACCGGCTGCGGCCTGCTTCAAGTTGACGCGGACGGTCACCCCGGCGAGGTTGCCGCCGAGGACCTTCGCCGAGATCTGGCCGACGGCATCCGGCTTGTCACCGTAGACCGTCATGAGCGGGCGGTTGTTGGTCGACAGGCCCGCGAGGGTCTTGAACACGGTCTTGTCGACCACGAGCGCATCGAGCGGCAGGCCGAGGTCGATGAACCGTTCGGCGGCGTCGATGATGCCGCCGACCCAATCGACGTACTTGGTCTGGTCGGCGACGACGACCGTCCGGTCTGCGCGGATCTTGTTGGCGGCGACCACGGCGGCGTAGTGGGCGCGCAGGACGATCGCCTTCCGGCGCGCGCCGCGGAGGCCGAGGGCGCGCAGGTGGAGATCGAGGACGGCGACGTTCGTGGTGCGCTCGATCTGCTGGCGGGTCAGCTCGACGTGACCGCCGTAGGTCTTGATGTTCTCGTGCTGGAGACCGACCTTGATGGACCCCTTGGTGAGGTCGTCGCCCTCTTCGACCTGCTCGTCCACGTCCACGTCATCGGACTCCAGGACGCCGTACTCCAGCTGGAGGCCCTTCGCGGGGAGCTGGCCGGTGGCGAAGATCTGCGCGAGCGGGTCGGGGTTCTCGAACAGGCGGATGGTGTCGCCGACGTACTGGGGGTTCAGGATGCCATCGGCGCTGGTGCCGCCCGCATAGGCGCGCTCGATCATCGCCTCGTACTCGCGAACCATGTCGGCGTTGCCCGCGGCAAGGCCACGCAGCCACTCGCCGGCCGATCGCTGGTCGACGGCGGGCTCGGCGACCTGGATGCCGCGGTCCTGGAGGACGGCGAGCGAGCGCTGCATGTCCTGCACGCCCTCCCGCAGCTCGCGCATTTCGGCCTCGCGCTGCTGCTTCTCTTCGGGGTCCATGGGGTTTTCCTTCCGGTTGTTCGGTGTGGTGGGTTCGGCCTCGCGCACGGCGGTGACCTTGGCGGACGGATAGGCGGGGAACGGGACCAGGGAGACCTCGCGAACGATCGCCTCGTCGTAGACGATGTAGTCGCCGATCTCGTCGCGTTCCATGTGGTACTTGACCGGCTCGAACCCAACGGAGAACCCGTCGAGAACGCCGTCGCGGGCGAGCTGATACGCCTCATCGCCCCGTGTGGTGCTGGAGATCTTCGCGGTGGGGTTCCAGCCGCTCTTGTCGTCGGTGGCGCTCTCAACGCGCCCGATCGGGTCGCCGTGGCGGTAGAGCAGCTTCGCGCCGTCAGCGCGGACGGAGCCGACGGCGAACATCTCGCGCTGTCCCCACACGCTGATGATCTCGCCGTAGGGAACGCCCACGCCGGACACGGTGCGGCTGTCGCCGTCGACCTTCGCTCGAAGCTCCAAGGAACGGGTTTTCATGCGGGAGTGCCTTCCGTGGTGGTGGTCTTGGCGGGGCGCGGGGGCAGGCCCTCGATCGCGCGAACTTCGGCCTCGTCCATGAACCCGGCTTCGATCGCGACTTTGTAGGACTGGTAGCGGCTGGTGGTGTCTGCGCGCAGCAGCGCCTCGATGTTGAAGCGGGCGCGCTGCGCGCCGGGCAGCAGAGACGACAGGGCGTCCTCGATCTCGACCAGGTAGCCCATGAGGGTGAAGCGGACGTAGGCGAGCCAGTCCTGTTCGACGTTGCTGTAGGTCTGGCTGTTGCCCTCGACCGCCGCGAGCATGAGCGACGCGGGGGTGCCGAACATGCGGGCGATCTGGGTCACGCTGAACTGCTGCGACTCGATGAACTGCACGTCTTTGGGGCTGAGGAAGATCGGCGAGTAGTTCAGGCCGTTGCCGAGGACGACGACGCCGTTTTTCTGGCCGACGTTCTCGTTCCAGCTCGTCTTGGCGCGCGTGGCGTTCTCGGCGGTGAGGTTCTGGTCGGTTTTCAGGACGCCGGTCGGGACGGCGGAATCATCGAGCCACGCGGCGGCGTAGTCGCGGGTGCTGATCGCCCCGCGCAGGTCGGGCTGCGCGGCCTGGATCGGACCGAGGCCGTAGGCGCTTCCGGGGATGCGCAGCAGGGTGATGTGCTGGACGCGGCTGGGGGCAAGCTCGCGGCCCTGGTAGTAGTAGCGGACGATCCGGCCTTCTCGGTCGGTCTGGATGCGCACGCCCAGCGGGTTCATGACCGGCAGAGCGACGACGACGCCGAACGAGTCGCGGATGATCTCGTAGTACGCGTTTCCGGTGCACGCGAGCGACACGACGGACTGTTCGATCCAGGTGGAGCGGGTCGAGTCCGGGTCGGGTCGGCGGGTGAGGGGGTGATCCTCGATCGTCAGCCCGTAACGGGTGGTGTCGATGCTGAGCTGCTTCGCGGCGAATGCGTGGATCTGAATCGCGCGATAGACCATCGGGATGCCGAGAGCATCGTTCACGGTGACAGTTCCGGGAATGGCCTGACGGCTGGGGGCGGTCATGCCGTTGGGGGTCGACGTGTCGCCGTCCTGCGCGCTGCGCTTGCGCCCGCCAAACCATTCCCGGATGTGTGCCACGGGTAGAGATTGGGCCGCGGACCGGGCATTCTCCGAATCGCGCCACGCGCGTATTGTCCGGTGATGCCCGGTACAGTCGAGTCAGAAAATCTGTAGCTCGGCGTCGATCTGGGTCTCTGCGAGCTGCACCCCGATGACGTGGGAGATCACACCGTCGATCGACACGCTCGACGCCTGGCGGGAGATCTTGAACCCGCCGTCGGAGTCTTTGCGCTTGGTCATCGGGATCTGCTGCTCTAGGAGGTCGTGGCCGGGGTGCTCCAGCAGCTTCTGGGTGACCTTCGCGTAGAACAGCGCCGAACCGTTGAGCATGTCGGCGTGACCGGTGAGGGTGACCGGCAGGCCGCGCAGCTCCAGCTCTTTGCCGAGATCGCGGAGGGTGAATGAGTCCATGCCGAACGTGACGGGGCTGTGCGCGCCGTTGAGCTGCACGCAGAGATCCGCGAGCTGCGAGAGCGTCGGTTTGACGAGCGACGCGGCCACGTCGCAGTAGATCTTGCCGCTCGGGAGCTTGGTGAACACGCTGATCGTCGCGAACCCCCAGTCGGGCGTGCGGTCGATCGTGAACAGCGGCTTAGCGTCGTCGGGGAACGGTTCGGCGGTCATGTTCTGGACCCACGCCTCACGGCTGAGGAACGTCGACACGGACTTGACAAACCTGTTCAGCCGGTAGCGGATCGCGTCCTGTGGGGGCATCGACCGGACCTCGCCGACGGCGTTTTCGAGGTCACCGCGCCCGGATGCTTGCGACGGGTTACCGCGGCAGATCTCGCGCGCCAGCTCGTCGTCATCGTCGGGGACCGCGGCCTCTAGAGCCTCCCAGCAGTAGAAGCCGAAGCGGGCTTCGTCGCCCGCATCGATCGCCTTTTCCCCTTCGGCGTACAGGTGTAGCAGCAGCTCGGAGCCTTCGTCGCCTGCGGTGGTGATGCCGACGACGAGGCAGTTCGGGCGACCGCCGAGACCGTTGACGAGATCGAACCAGAGCGCCTTCAGGAGAATGTGCAGCTCGTCCACGAGACCTACGTCGATCGGGATGCCCTGGAGCGCTGCGGACTTCGCGGCTTTGATCTCGTATTGGCCGCCGTCGCGGGTCTGGATGCCGCGGGTCTCGGTGAGGGCCTTGAACTTCGCCGCGAGCTGCGGCGTCCCGCGGATCGCGCTCATGGTGCGCTTGTAGACCAGGCGGGCCTGTTCGGCGTTCGATGCGATGCCGACGACGGTCGGCATCGCGCGCATGAGCAGCGCCCACAGACCGATCGCGGCGGCGATCTCCGTCTTGCCGTTCTGGCGGCCGAGAGAGATCACAACTTGCCGGTGTCGAAGCTGCCCGGCTCGGCGGTGGCCGGGCGGGTACAGCTCCAGCGCATGCCGGATCGTCTGCTCTTGCCACAGCTCCAGCTCGTAGCCGAACGCCTTCCGCCATACCGCGCGGAACAGCATGAGGTAGCCGTCGAACGCCGACGGGAAGTCAGGCGAGAGCGGTGGCGTCCAGCGCGCCGGAGGCCACGGCGCTATGTCGGCGTATGGCTGATCGGGCACTACGAGTCACCCCGCCAGAGCGCGCCGGGGTTCTCGCGGAACATGTCAAGGATCGCCGCATCATCGCCGCCGACGGGGCCGCTCGACGGCTTCCGCGCCCGCTCGGGGTCGCCCTTGTCGCGCAGCGTCCGGTGGATGAGCGTGAACTGCGAGATCAGCGCGGCTTGGAACTTGCCACCGTCGAGCTGCGCCGCGATCGCGCGCAGCGCCATGAGCTGCGGCGCGTCGGCGGCGGTCAGCCATGCCGCCGCCTCGACCTGGAACAGCTCGACGGCTTGCAGCCAGGTCGATTTGGGGTCGAGTTGGAACGGTTCGGGCGTGTTCTCGGTGCTGTCGCTCATGATCCGGATATTTCAGACTTGATCTGGTGAAAATGAAAACTGGGGCGGGGTGATCTGGGGTGCAGATCAGAAAAACGCCAGCAGCACGCCACTGGCGACGAACGCCAGCAGCACGCCGATGCCGACGAACATGGGCGACAGGTCGGCCAGGCTTTCGCTCATCGCGCGGAGGAAGGCGCGGAGGTCGGCGATCACCAGATCACGACCATGCGGGACGGGCTGGCCACGGTGACGATCGCGGCGTCATCGAGCAGCGTCGGGTAGGGCATGTCGAGCAGCACAGTGTCAGCGGCCATGCCGCGCAGCGCGTCCCTCCCACTCACCAGCGTCACGCGGTCCTCGGCGTACTTGCGGACGACTGCCCGCAGTTCGCCGCGCTCGCGGGGCGGGATGCCGAGGACGCGGCGCACGAGGCTGCGGCGGAGCCACAGGGCGCGCGTGAGGGCGGCGCTCGCGCGTCGGGGGTCTTTCGACCAGACGATCACTCGTCGGCCGCGGTCGGCCTGTTCGAGGGCGGTCTGTGCCATGTTGTCGTAGCGGTTCACGGTGTCTCCTAGTAGGTGCGCTGGGGGAACCAGCGGGGGTTGTAGTAGTTGATGCGGGGTAGGTTGTCGCGGTCGCCCTTGGAGCTGTTGCAGCTTCGGCAGGCGGCGCGGAGGTTGTCGTCCGTGTCGGGCGTGCCGGGTCGGCCTTCGCGTCGCCAGGTCTCCTTGGACACGATGTGGTCGGCGGTCGCGTCATCGCCCTCCAGAGGCTTGCCGCAGTACTGGCATTGCCAGCCGTCGCGCTCCAGGACGCGCAGCCGGGTCGCCGCCCATTCCGGTCCGCGGCTGCTCTGTTCGCTCATGCGTGGTAGTCGGCGACGTGATCCTGGAGGGCTTCGGATGCTGAGGCTTCGGTGCGCTCCAGGCCGGTGTCGTGGCAGTCCGGGCAGCTCCATTGGTGGGCGGTGACGGGTCGGATCGCGGTCATGCTTCGGCCAGCTTTCGGTAGATCTCGTCCGCGTCAAACCGGCGCTTTCCTCCGAGGGTTCGGGTGGTGGTCAACTTGCCCTCGTCGGCCCATCGACGGACGGTTCGCTCGTTGACTCCGAACAGCTCGGCAACGTCGGGAACGGTGAGCTTTGCGCGCGACGGTCGGCGGGTGGTGGTCATCGGCTGGCCTTCCGGTGGTCGCGGACCCATCCGGCAATGGCGACGGTCCAGAGGATGACGGCGGCGGGCAGACCGGCCCACAGCGGAACGGTCTCGACGGGGGTCATCGCGTCGCCTCCGCCACAAGCCGGTCGAGGTGGCTGCGCTGCCAGGGAGTGATGACCAGGCCGACGTACTCCATCCATGCGACGACAGCCACGGGATCGAGGCGGTAGGCGTGGTCGCCGACGATTTCGGCTCGATCCATCTCGTCGTTGAGGTCGTGGAGCATCCGCTCACCGGCAGCGACATAGGCACGGGCCGCGTCGGCGTACTCAGAGCCAATCTGGTCGAGCATGTCGCGGGCAGCGTGGAGGGTGTAGCCGATCGAGCGCGCTCGACGCATGATCGAGTCGAGGCGTTCGCGTCGAGCACGGGTCGTGATGAGGGATGAGAGGTCGACCAGCTCGCGGAGTCGGTCGTCAAGCTGAGGCAGGGTGTCGGGGTTCATTGCGAGCCTTCGTAAGTAGTTCCAGCAGTTGTTGTGGTGAGTAGGCCGGGCCGGGGTACTTCTCATCGCCGTTGATGACGATCCGGCCGTCAGCTCGGTGGCCGCAGTTGTTCAGGCACCAGCCGGACCCCGGATCGAACCGGTGTCCTGCGGCTTCTGTGCGGCATCCGTTCACGGCTTGCGGCGGTTGCGGCGCTTCGGGCGCTTCTTGCCGACTCGTGCTGCGGCGTGCTTGCTCGGCGGGGTGAGGTTCGGGATCTTGCCGAGGTTGTCGAGGTGGTCGGTGGTGAGGGTGGGTGCGTGCTGCTGCAT